CGATGCTTTTCACCATCAATAACAATCATACCATCTGTTATCTCTAACATTACAATATAGTTATCATTGGTTTTATCATAGTATGACTTAGTGGTAGTAAGGGTGTTATCCTCTATATCCTCAAAGTTCCTAAAGTCATTACCGGCTTTAACCCATCGGGTAATTGCCGTGCGCCACGCATGAATACTGCGCTTAGGCTCTATACTATGTAAGAACTCAGCAAATTCCATTGTTGAGCCAAAATGTCGGTCATTAGCAAACTTCTCTATCAATTCAGTTCCGCCGGAGTAGTAATTCCCCATATAAGAACCCTAAGTAAGACAACATATAATACTTACTACTAATTTAATTATTTTCATTGTTTTCACGATTTACAAAAAAAATAAACCGTGATACTGCGGTCCACTTTGTAATTATTTCAATTTCTTCAATGGTATGTTTGGAAAAGGGCCCCTAAACCTACTACTACTATACAGTAACTACCTTAGTTCCCGTAGGGAACTTCTCTATACTATAGAAAAAATTGAAAAAATAAGAAATAAATCCGCAGTAAAGCGTTTAATTCTTTCAGAAAACTACAAAAATAACAAAAATAATTACCGAATGATTATAAGCCACCTTAAGACTCGTAAAAACATGGCCGAGCGCAGACGCTGGAACTTATTTCGTTCAAAAACGAAGGAAGAAGTGAAAAATCCGATTATAGAGAGAGTCGGTATGATGACCGAACCGTTTAGTGCGGTTGCTGGAATACCCGACATGGTGCGAAACACCGAGAACTTGCGAAGTGATAGTAATTTCGATAACGAGTTCGACTTATACGACAATATGCTAAAGTTAGACCCCGAACTTAATGGTGCCGTAAGAGCAGTAAGCCTCACGGCTAACAATTACGAGATAAACTACAGTCGTGGGCGCAACGCTGTTATTCGTAATGCCGTGCGTGAACTCGTTGAGGAAACAATTGACTTTGACGACATTATGATTAACGCCATGCGAAACCTAATGGTCTATGGTAACGACATAAATAAAATTGTAGGAAAGGAAGGCGTGGGTATTACTAACATACAAAACTTACCGGTTAAGCAAATAACTATTGTTGATGAGCGCGGCGGGCTTGGCTCTTATTTCGTTGCCGACGAAGATAACCCAATTATTAACCCTACCACATACATGGTGCGTGAAGCAACATCTTACGAGCGAGCAATACCAAACCGTGAAATTATGCACATCAAGATTGATTACCGAAGTAATTGGTTTACCGACAACAAAGGCCGTAAGACCTACGGTGTATGGGGAGCATCCCGTTTTACCTCACTTAAACAACCTATACGCATGAAGTATAACTCAATGAATAACCGCATTAGTCTTGAGGATTCAATGACTAAGCAGTTTATCACAATTGATAAGTCGGCAGTCGAGCATATTCAAGACCCTGCCGAGCAAAACCAACGCTTGCAGCACATCATGGATGAGGTTATTACACTCTTTGAAGGATTGAGGGGTGACCAAATCCCTGTGCTACCGCACTATGTCGAACTACATCATGTTGATGTTGGAAATAGCGTGCCTAATAATACTGATTTCCTCGACACAATAAATAGTGATATCGCAGCAGTTCTTCAAGTACCGAGAGTGGCCGCAGGTCAAGAGCGCGGTTCAACCTTCGCCGCAACATACAACGCGAATCTATGGGCCGTACAAGCAATTTCGCGTATGCACCGCATCCTTTCCGAAGCAGCAACAAAGATGTTTATGACTCATCTTGACCTTCTCGGTATCGAGTACCGCAAGCAAGATTTGCCTACAATTAACTTTGAGGCTATGGATAGTGAAACACCATTAAATGTGATGCAACGCGCTACTATGGGTTACAATGCTGGCGTGCTAACACTTAACCAAACTCTTGAGATGCTAAACCTACCAACGGCAGGTAAAGAGGGCGATGAGAGAATAAAACAAAACACAAACACGGGAGAACTACCGCGTGAAAATTCACAGGATGGAGCATCAGATGTTATGGATTAGTCCATTACTGATTATTCTTGTGTGTGTAGTGGTTTTGAGTAAAACATTGATAAATCAACGGGTGGCTGAGGAAAATATGAGTCAAATGAAAATGGGCAATCCTAACGAAGCACTAATGCTAACTTTCGGTATGGGAGTCGTCATGGCTTGGGTAGTTATTGCTGCTACTGCGTCATATTTTAGTATCGTTGAACAAAGGGAAATATCCGATAGTCAATTAACAGTTATCGGTCTTCTCGGCGGTCCTGCACTTCTTATTATTACATCCGTTCTTGATTTATTTAAGGGTAAAGAAACCGCAAAAATAAATGTGTTGCCGGACCAACTATCTTCTGATGTAGCCGCCGCAGATGCTGAAAAGAGCCATGTAAGAATGCTTGAGGAACACAAACTAAAGCACGACTTAGAAATGGAAAAGATGCAGAAACAACACAGCCTCGACATGGAGGCATTTCAAATTACTAACGGTAAGAAGGGCGCAAAGAAAGGCGAGTAAGTAGGTATGGATGCGTGAAATGTATGAATACTTCCTATATTTCGTTTTCGTTGGACTCATCTCAGACCTACTACGCAGAACTATATTTTAGAAGGGATGAGTGATATGAAGGACGACCCTCACGGGGTCTGTCTTGATGCTTCCGGCGTTTGGAGTCGGATATTAAAAATAATAGGAGTCTTAGTATAATGTGGGAGTATCACGCAGAAGTTTTAAGAGTTGTTGATGGCGACACGGTGGATGTTCGCGTTGATTTAGGATTTAAGGTTCATTACAATGTCCGTGTGCGACTACATGGAATAAATGCCCCCGAATCTCGCACCCGCGATAAAGAGGAGAAGATTCGTGGTCTTGCTGCTAAAGAAAGACTTGAGCAATTAGTAGCAGGTAAAACAGTAACATTAAAATCACACGGCGTAGGTAAGTTCGGTCGTTGCTTGGGTGAAATAAGCGTTGGTTCGACCAATGTAAACGCCCAATTGATTAAAGAGGGTCATGCTACAGAATACTTCGGTGGTAAGAGGTGAGTCCATTGACGCAAGACGAAGCAGATTCAATTATTGAGGTTATCAATCAACGAGCAACGGAAGTAAGGCAGTTAATTATCACTATAGGTTCTATTCTTGCCCTTCTTATGCCCGCCGTTGAAATGTTGGGTGTAATTGACCTTACGCCTTATGGTGAAGGCGACGATGAATGGATAGGCGATGATGATTGGGAATGGGGCGAAGATTTTGAATGCGGCGACGGAACTATGATAGAATCCTCTTTAGTAAATGATGGATATAGAAACTGTCGTGATGGTTCAGATGAACCCGAAGAAGAAATTGAAGAAGTTAATGGTAATAATACTGTAATATTACCCGAACAGGGCTGTACTGACCCTAACGCTAACAATTATGACGAAGAAGCAGAAGAAGATGATGGCTCATGCACATATTATGGTGATGAACCAAATAGGGGTTGCACCGATGAAAACGCAAGTAACTATGATTCTTGGGCTGAGGAAGATGATGGCTCATGTGAATATGAGGATGATAATTCTATACCGGACGACTGTAGGCCCGATATGTGGGATGCTTATTATGATTATGACGATGGTAATATGACTATTCATTGGGATGCTGACCTTACCTGTGATAATGCACCGCACAATCTAACCTTAATTTGGACCTTTTACCATAATAACACTAACGAAACGGGTAATTGGACGGGCATACAGGAAGAATACACCTACGAAACATATTATCAAGATTGGGACTATGTAAATCTAACAATAGCAGTACCCGCAGGTTATTATGATATCTTCGGCACCTTTGGATTTAATGATAATTATTACCGTGCCGTTGATTGGTATGCAATAGAAGTTTAATAAATCAACCTTAGTGTGGCTATGCTATGAGTTGCGACTGTAGCGCAGAAGTAGCGGCTGAACCTACACCTAAAGATGGCGAAAGCCATGAAGAATATATGAGTAGGTGTATGGAGATGGGTTATACCGAAGACGAGTGCATGAAAGCACATGAAGGGCATGAATTTGAGGTTGAAGGTTACTACGACGACGAGGAAAAGAAGAAGAAGAAGAAGAAGGCGGCAGAAGGCTGCGGTTGCGGTTGTAAAGGCGAAAAAACCGATGTTGAAGCAGACTACGATGTATGCGATACTTGCGAAACACAAGAAGCGTGCGCCGAAGA